GGGCAGCTTGCGCTGCCCCTCTTTTTATCCGCGATCCGGTGCCCATTATATAAACGCGCAGGACGCAGGACGCAGGACGCAAGCCCGAAATTAAATGTTTTATTTTGTGGTAAATTGCGCTAGAATAAATCAAACAATAAACAAAGGGGTTTAATTATGACAAATTTAGACAAACGCATGCTTTCAAATGTATCAAAAATGCCCGGGCATTCGATCAGCCGATCAGCCCGGCTATGTCATGTTGGTCAAAAGCTTCGCAAGATTAAGGGCAGCACTTGCGAAAAGTGTTATGCGCTTAAAGGCATGTACAACATGCCGAATGTAAAGCAGGCTATGGAACGGCGCGAAGAATTTTTTCACTCGATCGATTTTGTGCCGCGTATGGTCGCGCTTCTCAATACACTACGAAAGCCAGAGTTTAGATGGTTCGATAGTGGCGATTGCGATAGCGTCGCAATGGGTCATAACATTCTGGACGTATGCGAGGCGACACCGCACCTTGTGCATTGGATACCGTCGCGAGAATATAAGATTTGGGGCGACGTTCTACGCACCCGAAATCTGCCGGCCAACGTCACGCTTCGCATGTCCGCCCATATGATCGACGACGCGCCGGCCAAGGCTTGGCAGAACACCAGCACCGTTGCCAGTCACGGCGGAAACATAACCGGCCACCTATGTCCCGCGCCTACGCAGGACGGCAAATGCGGTGATTGTCGCGCTTGTTGGGATCGTTCGGTCGCCAACGTCACCTATTACCAACACTAAAAGAAAGGGCGCCGCTTGACGGCGCCCGCTTTTCTGTTCTATGCTTCACTCATTCATGATTAATCTCCCTAAACTGGAGGGCGCAGGCCGCAGGGCTTTCGTCCTCCTCTTTTTTATTCATGACACGCAGGGCGCAGGGCGCAGGACTCAGGCAATAAACGATCCAGTCCACGCTGCTAGGCCGCAGGCGCGCAATTCTCGAACGGCGCCGGCCATCGATCCTATATATAAGGACGCAGGACGCAGGTCAGAGACGCAGGATGCCCCTAGATCGAGCGTAGAAGCCCCGCCAAACAAATATAGGTCGCCTTGGCAGGGGTCGTGCAGCAAGAAAAAAGAAACGCCTCCACAACGATTGTGCGCCGAATGCCACGCTATCTGTGATTTAGATACAGAAACTCGATTATTCTTTATTATCTTTAATTCCACCCACAACGGCACCCCATCCATACAGATATAAACGTCCGGCATACCTTCTCCGGCTCTATTCTCTATCCTTTGGTAGTGCGTCCGCTTCGGCATATGTTGCTTCAATAAGTTCGATAGGCTCTTCTCTGTCTTTGGCATCGGTCACCCTCTTCATATCATCAAACGCTGTTGGATAGTTCTTGCGAAGATCAGCAAGTCGGGCTGCGATATCTTCTCTGCTTAACGCATCAAGCTGGTGAATGTGGTTATTCTCTCGCCTATCGATGGTCAGGCCACCAAGGGCAGACCGTATCTTTTCAGCGTTGATTGCGGCAGAGAATTGACCAGAATCTTCAGCCCCTCGTGACAGTTCTTCCAGCCGTTTTAATTGTCCTGTCAGGGTGACACGATATCTGCGCTCCCGCTCTTCTCGCATCTCTTTAATCAGTGGTGGCACTTCGGGAAAGTCTCTGCCGTTTAGCAGCTTCGAGGCTTGTACGGCGGCTGAATCGGCTGAATATCCAGCCTTCCTTGCACACTCCGCATTAGAATAGATGCCCTCGACAATATACTTTGCGAACTCTCGCTGTCTTTGGGTCAAACCAGCGGGTCTTCCGCCCATGCCCTTTGGCTTATCAGCCTCTTCCATAGTGTATTCTCCTCGTTTTTCAAAAATATTTTCAGAAAATGAAATGCCCTGTCATCTGTAATTTTTAGAACTCGTTACACTTCTCTTCAACTCGTTACACTTTGAAACCCTGTAGTGTAACGACTGAAACCCTTACTGGACAAGAGTTACAGAAGATTCGTTACACTCGTTACACTCGTTACACCATTTTGGCAGCAACACACCTACTCTTTTTTCGAGGAGAATACACTATAGATAAAATAGTGCTTGACCTTACCTTAAAAGTCATTATTCTTACCTCATGAATGTTAGTTTTTATTCTATCAAGGGGTCAGGACTATGGCAACAGACAAACCAAGGATCGCGGTTCGCGCTTCGAGAGCTTACACGATAGGACTACGCAAGCCGACACTAGGTGCGCGGGTCTTGCATATCAGTATCAACAATCGGGCGTGGTTGAAGGCGGCTATGTCCAAGCGAATTGCTTATGGAGGTAAGAAGAATGGATAATCCATTACATATGGGTAGGATGATCCAACTGGAGTTTAAGCTTCGTGATGGTGGTTCTTACTATCTATGCGACACAAAGTTTTCGGTTAGGTCTGGCAGGATCAGAAGGCAGATCAATGCGATCGAGTATGTGGTCGAGCATTATGCATTGGTCAATGGAATTGCTGTGAAGCATTCTTATGAAGAGGTGGTCGAGATGATCCGCAAAGCAAAGGGGGTGAAGTAATGCAGCAAGTTGATTACAGGTTCGAGAACCACGGTTCTATATTCTTGTGCCAGCCATTGAATGGTGCAGCCAAGGACAATTTGGATCAGGCGTGTGAAGGCACTGATGATTTTCATATTCGTTGGGGTAATGCCTTGGTCATTGACCATCGGTTTGCTAACGACATTGCTCAACAGTTAATCGAGGAAGGGTGGATAATAGAATGAAAACTTATCTTGTGGAAATAAATGCGGTGGTCTGGAAACAGATCGAGGTTCGCGCTGAGTCGGTCAAGGCCGCAGATACGTTGGCGCATGAGATGTTTAATCTGGCTGCGGACGGTTGTCCGGAGCGGTATGACCAACAGACCCAGATGATCTGGGAAGACGACTCGCCAAACATTCGTAATTGGAAGGAGGTAATGTGATGAGTATTGATGCAGAAGTTCAAATGGGTTGCGCTGGTATGCCGACAATTCATTTGGTGTATTCGCCAAACAGGGCGGAGTGGGAAGAGATTGCCGAAGGCATTTGGATTGGTGCGCTCGAGGGTGGCAGCAACCACTGGATCGAGTACATCCACACTGGCGGCAACGATCTGAAGTCTGGCAAGGAAATTGTCGAGAAGAATTTTGAAATCATCATGCATGTGGATGACGGTGAGCCGCAGCCCACACGCTGGTACAGGAATTCTTTTGATGTAATTGTCGAGGGCATTGCACTGCTTGACGATCATCGCAGGGGCTTGGTGTTCAGTGACCTTGGTCAACTGGATGCCTATGACTATGACTTAATCATTCAACTAGGTACATTTGGTAAGGAGGTATTTTGCTAATGGCTTACACATATAAATCAATTGATCCTGAGTCAGGGATCCGGTGGTGCGTTCGGGCAGTGTTTCTGGGTGACAGCTACGGCCTTGGTGATTGTCTGACATACAACAACAAGGACGATCGTCACGGCTTCAATCGTGACGACAATCCCCTGATCGAGTTTTACGATATGGACTCGACTGCCGCCAAGATCATGGCAGATGAGAATGATATCATCGCGGAGCGGGGGCAGTTCGTCAGCCGCTATTATCTCGACTCATTAAACAGAACAGACTGGTCGCAGGGCGGTGGTCTTAATCTGGACGGCGGCGTGGATCGATGGTCTGTGTCTGGGGAGTTCATGGTCAAGGCTATGGATGCCGTGAACATCGAAACCGATTATGGTCATGCAAAGCGCGTGGCAGAAAAAGGAGAGGCGGCATGAAATATTATGTTGGAAACATAGACGAGCAATATGGTGAGTTCGAGGTTCAACAATCCATCCTGTTTGCAACCGCTGGTGATCCTGATGAAGTGATGGAAGAGATTGCCAAAGATTGGTACGGCCTCGATGAGCATGACTCTTTCGGTTTGCGGGAAGGTATGTACTGGAACTGTGGCGAAATGGCCTATGGGGCTGGTCGTCACTACGAGGTGACCAAGGCCACATATGATGAACTGAAAGACAAGCGTGTCTTTACTGAGATGTGGGGGGATGGGGACGATGACTAAAACTTTGATGGAATGCTTGAACTGCAAGCACACAGAAGAGCATATCGCGCCGCTGCCGGAGCAATGCCCCAAGTGTCAGTTCTATTGCTATTACACGCAAGAGGAGATGGACGATGACTAAAAAACGCTGGAAGTTTCAGGTTCAGGAAATAGTGTGGCGTGATTTTGATGTCGAAGGCTTTGACTATGATGAAGCCTATGCAAATGCGACAGCTTTGTGGTGCGATGGCTACAATGAACACGGTGACAGTTGGATCACGCACGAGGAAGTAACTGAGTTTGATGTTGAGGAGTATAGCGATGACTAATCGTGGATCATATCGTGTGAATGTTCGGGTCACAACCGAACGTGAGGTGGTCGTCCAAGCTGACGGCCTTGATGAGGCAGAGATCAAAGCAATGGTCGAAGTGGTGGCACTGACTGGTGGCACTGATGCAGAAGTTTTATGGGCAATGGAGGTAGGAAATGAGTAATGTACCAGAGGGTTTTCAGGATTGGACGTTGGACGAGAAATCAGCATATTGGGATAAGCAGCGCGTGAAGGATCGTGCGGAGCGTCAGAAAGGCATCAACAAGCTGTCGCAAGAGCAACGAGACGCAGTCAAAGAAGCTTATGAAGCAATCAGCGGTGCGATGCAAAGCATGCATGATTGTCAGGATTTGTGGATGTCTGATGTCAAGAAACTGGACGACAGTATGTGGCAGCTACGCCGTCAGTTTAATCTGGAGGGCAACGATGACTGATTTATCTAGAAAGCACGGCAGTCCGCGTGATCGAGGTTCGGCAGACAGATATTATGCTAGACCTTTCAACCCCCACTGGTATCCGGAGGGGACAGGCAAGGGTCAGCGGATCATGCTGCAAGACATGACACCGGATGAGATTGTTGCCTATACTAAGGGCTATAATGAGGAAGAAGATCGAAAGGATTGGGGATGATTAAGTGTGGTCATCGGTCAAGTGTGGTCATTGAGAGCAAGATGAAGCACAGTTCTCAATTAGGCTGGCACAAGCACAGGCGCAGGCAGTGTGATGATTGTGGTGCTAAGTTTTCGACCAAAGAAGTTCGGTCACAGTTATATGATTTGTTAAAGAAAACAGAAAGGATTGGGGTTGATGCCTAGAAAAAGAGAGCGGACAAAGACGCACCGTGGAGACTGGACGCATATGCCAATGGCAACTATCGGGCATCATGATGCGGTGGAGCGCGAGAAGATTCGAGAGGCGTGGGCGAAGGCGACAGCTAATCTTCCCGACAATGCCTTCGGTGATAACGCAGACACTCGAAACGAGGATGTCGGCACATACTATAACAAAGGTACTTTTGTGGGGGCTGGCTATGGATATGAGATTTATGACGAAGGTCATGACAAAACGTAAAAAAATACGCACGTTCTATAAGCCGAAGGACTGGCTTTGCTATGAAGATCCTAGGGTCGAGGAAGTAGAACGCACAACAGAGTTTGTGCAGCGGGTAAGACCGCTGCACATTGAGGAACCGTTTCGCGAAATGAAATGGTGGGAAACGCACCCAGAGGAGGGCTACTGATATGGGTAAGGTGAAGGCTATGGCGATGGAATGGGAGGATCAGTATTGGGATTTTGCTTCGCAGACCATTGGAAGTTGTGAGCACTTCGGAGAGTTCACACAAGAGATGGAGCAACACGCTCCGCTTGTCCGGCACATTCAAGACATCGAGTTGACAGAAATGATGCGCGAGGCGTGGGATAATTATTGGAGTAAGTACATATGAAAGTCGCAGAGATGAACGACAAGGAGGCAGAGCAGGCTGGTCAGATGATTGAGGATTTGCTGACCGACCTGCAACTGATGGAACTTGATCCAGATATGGCTGCTTATCTTTTTTTATCAACAGGCATGACGCTGCTGATGAGCAACAACCCTGATGATCCAGCGTTTGTAACATACCTACATGCATCGGCGTTGGCTGCGGCTGCGGCATCAGCCAGTGAAATGCGTAAGGACGCAGAGCAAGAGAGGACAGAACATTGAGTAGTATTATTAAAGGAGATGGGTCGTGGCAGGTGGCGTTGGACGCAGGCCGTTGTCCTAAGTGTGGGTCAAACATTGAGACGCAGCTTGCGCCAAGTTTCAAGAAGGTATGCACCTCATGCAAACTAGTCATAATTGACAGCACCCCACAATCAAGTGCTATAATGGATGATACGATGCCATCTGAATGGGAGCGGGATATGTATGAGACAAGGCTGGAGCCTACCGAAGAACAGATCGTTGCTGACGCTGTCGGCAAGAAAGAAATTCTATGGCCTGATGCGGTTAAATATATGGATAAACTTGTCAGAGACAAACTGGATTATATGGAAGACTATCCTATGGATTACTCTGACGCTGACAAAGAATTTTTGGAGGCTGTATGGAACAGGATTTTGCGGGGCTGAACCGTATCATCAGGATACTTGACGAGGAGCTTACAGAGTTGCAGACTGCTGGCCTGTACCGTGAAGCAGAGAAAACACGGGCAAGGCTAGAGACCTATCTCGATATGCGTGATAGGAAACGACAAATTCTGGAAGGGTTCCCCGACAATGTCAGACGATACGAAGGACAATAACGTAATTTATTTAAACAAACGGTTGGAGTTTACATCGGAGGCAGTGCCTGTCGTTTGTAAGTTAGCCGGGGAAATGCTGAAAGATGTTGTGATACTAGGCGAAGACCACAAAGGGGGAATTAAAATGATCACCACGCAAGGGGATGTGGCGGAGATCTTGTTCTATCTCGAGTCGGCGAAGTTCGCAATGATGCAAGGAGGATTAGATGACGAATGAAATGTCTCAAGAGACGCAGGATATGCTGAACATTGTAGATCGGTATGAGTCCGGCGATCTAAACTTAGAAGAGGCTATCGATAAGATCTCAGCCTATGCACCACTGGGTGCAGACAGGATCGCAGAGATTTTACTTGGTGTGGAGCGGGAGAATATACTGAAGTTCCCAGAACCGCGCTCCGATATCGATGATGATGACGAGGCATGCAGCAAGGCTGTGTTTTCTTTTACCGCTGAGTTTGACTTAGACGACCCAGCATAAATGTACGGTGTACAAGTAGGGGCTTGACTTACACCGTGGAGGACATCATGAAATTTAAATACAAGACGGAGCCGTATGA